TGCCCAGGTTGCGATCACTGGATTAAGAAGAAGACGGCGTTATGCAGGCGGTGCGTTCGAAAGAAAAGTTTTGATTTAGAGGTGTGGCTCTGCAAGCCAGCAGATTATTGGGTCAGAGTTAAATGGCGACCCTACGATTTCGACGAGACAAAATTAGAAGAAGAGGAGCAAGACAATGAGCAACCCATTCGACCGCCAAATTTCTGGTGACCATTACAAAAATTTTGCGATAGAACCAATTCGCTTCTGCCAAAAAAATGGCCTGGGCGCAGCAGAGAGCAACATCGTGAAGTATGCGTGTAGATGGAAGCGCAAACACACCGGCAACCTGGACGATCTAAGAAAGATCATTCACTACGCAGAGATACTGATTGCGATGGAGCTGGAGACGGGCGACTGCCCAGAACAAGAAGAATTCAGAAGTTCCAGAGGCTTCAAAAACTTTAGCGAAGAAGAAGAGATAACCAGGATTGATAACGATGTTTAAGCAAAGACGATGGGGGGATAACCTCCCGCAAAAGAACAGCCTGTTAAACTTTGTAATAGCTTCTGTCATTACAAGCATGGTGGTGGCACTATGGATCTCGCTATAGATTACGATCTGCTTGCCGAAAAGATCGCGCATCAAATCAGCAAGGCGCCAAAAGATCATGAAGTGTTATGGGATGCACAAGAGTGCGCAGATTATCTACATTTCAAAAAACGATATTTTGCAGAGCGAGTCGCGAAGCAGCCTGGATTCCCCAAAGCCCGGGGCACCGGCTCAGTCTGGCTTAAAGTCGATGTGGTGCGTTGGGCTAAAAACTAAAGCAAATCTGCGAGCTCGCGCGCGTCTTTGTTGTAATAGGTCATCAGTTGCTTGATGTCTCGATGCCCGGTTACGCGAGCTAGGTCCAACACTTGCAGCTTCCCTGCTAACCTAGTTGTCGCTTCATGCCGACTATCGTGAAACGTGAGGTCTTCGATCCCACAGTCCGCGACAGCCTTCCTGAACATTGTGCTCACAACGCCGGCAGAGACGCCTAGCATCGTTTCTTTGTTGTGGTCGAGTCTTTGTATCAACTCTACTGCCCTAGCTGACAGCGGCACATTCCGCGACACAGCGGTCTTGGTGATCGTGTGCGGCAGGAACACATAGCGCTCATCAAGATGCACATCTGACCACTTCACCTTCCCTAGTTCCCCTTGGCGCATTGCTGTCTCCAGCGCAACCAAGAATGCTATCGCGACTTTTTGTCTTTGACTGGTGATCGGCAGATCATCGGAATAATTTAAAGCCACTAGCAGTTGCTCTATCTCTGTATCTGAGATGCGACGATTACGAGCCTCTGGATCTTTTGGTCGTTTGATGTCCGTCATGGGATTGTGACTCATCATTCGCCACCGTCGGCCATACTTAAAAACATTACCGATAAGATTTAGGTCTCGATTTACTGTACTTGATTTGACTTGCTTTAATCGATCTTTAATTAGGCGCTCGATATCTTCTCGCTGAATTGTTGTCAGCTTCCGATCGAATAAATCTGCATACTCGCGTGCGTACATATTTAAACGAATGACCTCCCAGTGTGCTCCCCGCTTTGTTTCGCTCACCTCGCTTTTGTATCGCTCGGAGAGCTCGCGAAGCGTGCCCGTCGCTATCGCGACCCCTGTGCCTGCTGTGACCATCTCCGCCACCCAAGCCTGCGCTTGGCGCTTGGTATCGAATGTTTTTGATTTGCGGCGACCATTTACCATGATTTCCGCACGCAAACGATTGCCTCGCTTCGTATACGTCCCTTTCATGCTCACCCCTGGCGTAATTTTTGGTGTAATTTGGCGTAATTAAACACGTAAAAATGTGTACAGAAGTGTATCTAAATGGTTTACAAGACAAATGTAAAGCTCGTAAACCCTTTAATTATGGGGCTTTATGTAGGTAAGTGTAAGTAAGTGTAGGAAGACATGGTGCCCGGGGCCGGAATCGAAAGAGCCCATTTTAACTGGGCTCATCCCGCGTTTGGCGTAATTTTGGTGTAATTTATTGACCGATCAATCTACGTTCATTCCCACTTGAGCAGCGGCAGTCCCGTAGAAGAATGTTGGCAGTCTTCTTCTTATTGCCTTCATAAAATTGTCGGCATTTTGCTCTGTGGCCCTGCTCATCAGTCGAGCAGACAATTCAGGGTCCATCATCGCCTGCACTAGCATCTCAGTCATTTTTTCGTCAGATCCCGTCATAGCGTAAAGAGGCTGAAACGAAGTTGATATCGCTTTCGGAAGCGAGCTGTCTGCTCGACCTTCACCAAATACCGTACCAATTGCCGACGCCATAGACATATTTTTAAACGTGTCGCTACCCGGCGTTTTGATACCAGGAGCTGTCGCAGAGCTAGATCTATCAAGATCCCTCATGATCGCGTTGATTCTTTTTTTATTAGACAGGGGCAGCCTTGCAATTTCTTTTTTGCGCGCGTTTAGTGCGTTACGAAATTTTGGCCCGGTAAGCACCAAGTCACCCGTTTGCAAGTTGGTGCTAGATGATTGTGCTCTTCTTTGAATGTCTTGAAGTGTCTCCATTCGATTAACAGGCTTACTCTTTGCTGTGTATGTCGCAAGATAATCTTGGAACCCAGGTGCAACCGCTTCAATTTCATCATCGATAATGCTTTGTAACTCTCCGATCTGTTGCCGCGAAAGTCTTGCAACAGCTTTATCATCGTTACCCAGTTTGCCGTACAGCATATCGCTCATTTCTTGACGGACTGCATACATGTCTCTGGGATCGATTGGCAGCAATACTTCTGGATCGTCAGGATCCGTCGCAAGCAGCTCGACTTCTTTTTTAAATTTTTGAATGAGTTCGCGTACCGACCTTTTGCCTTTGATACCCGGACGATTTGCAAGCGCGTTAAATGAATCGATTAAATCTTGAGGGTTAGTAATCATACCGCCTTCATCAAAAGCAGCTTCCCGCATGCCGGCAGTTTGTAGGTTGCGGTAATCTTTCAGTCGATCAAGGTCGTCTTGTGACCCTGCCAACCTTTGCATTTCATCAGCTCTAGCAGTCTGTTGATCAAGAATCCTTTGACCAAGCCTGTTGCTCGTATCCATTCCTCGTACTGCTGTTTCTGCTGCGGCTAACCCAGGATCTCTCGCTACTTGCGCTGTGGTCGGCACACTACCTGGAACAAGCTGTTCACCACCCCGAGCTAAAGTTTGTGCTGCCTGCTCTGGATTTGTTGCTTGCCGATTAAGAACCTGGCCAACAATCCGTTCTTGTGCAGAGTTCATCAAAGCTGGAGTAGTAGCGTCTTTGAGACCGCCAATCATCTCCCCTGATCCTGCGAACAATAAGCCTGTCCCACCACCTATTGCTGCATCTTGCAAAGCCTCAGCGCTAATCGGGTCAGCGTCCCCGCCAAAATATCCTGCGACAGCGCCCTCTCCCGCTGCTACTGGAGCCACTTTTAAAAAGTTACCGATACGAGATCCAGCAACCGCTGGGCCAGATCCTGGCACCAGCATTGAAGCCGCTATGCCTGTAGGAACACTGCCAATGAGTTCTTGTGCTATTTTTTTTCCTGGGTAGTCTTCTGCATACTCTTGCTCCCCCAGTCTGATCGCGGCACGTTCTTGCTCATAACTTTCTGGGCCGACTAATGAGCGAGCGCCAGCTTCGATTGCATCGGACGCACCAAGCGTAAGACCTCTAACTAAATTTGATGCGGCAGACGATGGTGTGATTTTTCCACCGCTCTTCTCCATCATAGTAAGAGCGCGTTCTAATCTCTGTGGCGTATATCCAAACTCATCTAACGCATAGGCTTCAATTTCTCTTTGGTTTTTTCCGTTAGCGATGAGTTGATCTATATCTGATAACAAAATTTCTAATGCAGTCTCCATTTTATTATTTCCTCCGCTCGTTAGAACCACGCAAGCCATTACGCCTTAAATAATCGTCATCAAAATTATATTGCTGCAAGTTAGAATACGGATCGTTTATTATGACTTGACTAGGCTGCAACCCTTGCTGTTCAGCAAGCGTTGAGTATCTAATTTTGGTCGCTTCGAACTGTTCTCTGTAGGGCGCAATTACTAATTCAGCGGACCGCAAGAAATCTTGTCTGACTTCTTCAGGCAATCGTTCACCAGTCCGAGCCCTATTGTATTGAGCAACAACTCGGTCAGGTACACTTCCAGAATTTTGCGCTGTCGCGAACTCGCCCTCTCTTACCACAGAACCAGGATCAAGCAGTTTCATGTAAGCGAAAATCAACGCCACATCACTAGCTGCACTCGGATTCTGAGCAGACTTTTGAACCTTCTGGAAGGCCACTGCAATTTCACGATCAGTTTTAGTGAGGTTGTTAAACTCTGTTCGAAGACCTTTGATTCTTGCTTGCTGTTTCTCTTTGTCCTCTTTAGTTTCCTTTCTCTTTTCTATGATTAGCCGCTCTTGCTGTTCAGGCGTCATCTGCTTAGGGATTGTCTGTATTAATTTGTCCGAATATTTATCATAAACCTGAATGCTTTGCCCATCGTCAATGGTTCTGTATTCTTGCGATGGCGTGTAATCTAATACTTTTGCGCCACCCCTATCACTTAACTGATAAGCGATTCTTCCACCAGTAGCATCCATACCAAATTGCGGCGTTGTGCTGAAGGTTTCTCTAGCAAAAGATCTACTGACGATATCGTCATAAGACTGCATTGGATTTGCTTTAGCTAAGGCTAATTGAGCTGCATTTAAACCAAGCGCTTGGCCTTGCTCTTCCGTTAAGCCTCTTATGTAATCTACAGCCTGATTATCTCGCTGCCGATCTTGCTGCATACCTTGTAGCTCGTATTGATTTAATATCGATTGCTGCTTTCGCAAAACGTCTTGCGGCGAATCACGAAGACCCAGGCGAACTTGCAAAGGATTAAGGATTCTTCGCTGCGCAAAATTTTTTAAAAACCCTCGATCTTCTTGGTCAGTTATTGTGGGGAGTTCTGGTGCTGACGGCATCTGATTCATTTGCGGCATCTGCCCTCCTTGGAGCTGACCCAACAAAATTCTTCGCTGCTCTTCGCTTAACGTGTTTATGTCAAAAGGCATTTCAGCCATACGGACCTCCCAAAGATTGTTGCGCGTAATTTAAATAATTAGGAGTCTGGCGAACGAAACCTCCAGCACTAAATGGTACGTCCATTTGCGGCAAAGGCGGCATTGCCATTCCTGGACTTTGATCCTGCCCCATCAAAATCTGATTGCGCATATACTCTTCGTATTCTTCAGGCGACATCGTCCCAGCAGCGATAGTCGGTCGATTCATAAACTGATCTTTCATCATGCCGCCGATTTGTGAGGGGTCGTCTAATAAAGACGCACCAGCATCGCCAGCATTCGACAGCTTGTCCATCTTATCGCCCAACTTTTTAGCCATAATATTTTGAAATAAACTTGCCATGCTAAACATAATTAAATTCCGAAAGTGCTTGATCGACCTCTACTGCTGCTCAATGTCGGGTTAGGCAACATGCCGGCACCGCTACGCAGCACGTCGAACATTCTGAAAGGATGATTTTGCTGCTCTTGGAATCGACGATATTGATCGTCCATAATCTGCTGAGCAAACTGTCGCTGTTGATTTCCAACTCCCTGCATTTGTTGCGCGTCTCCAAACCTCATCGAGCGCATATCCTGACCCAATTGACCTAACATTCCAGCCCCTGCAAGCCTTTGTTGCGCACCCTGCAAGCCAGCATTCTGATTAGCCAACTGAGCTTGCAATCTAGCGTCCTGATTTTGAAATCCATAGGCTCGCGCATTTGCTTGATTCGCAAGAGCCGCCTCAAGTCTCGCTTGCTGGTTAGCTTGAGCTGCTTGGCTTCCAAGCTGCTGCCTAGCCAAGAGATTATTTTGGTTTGCCTGGCTCGCATCGGCTCGAAGAGATTGCGTTTGCATCAACCCTTGATTTCGCAAGCGTTGTTCATCGAGTGCTGTTTGTTGGTTAGCCAACTGGCCTTGCAAGTTTCGATCTCGGTTCGCTTGCGCGGCTGCATTTTGTAGCTGCTGCGCTTGCAAATTAGCCGCTTGGTTGCTTTGCCCGGCATCAACCCCCAACGCTTGCGACTGTAGCAGACCTTGGTTCGCAGCCTGTCCAGCAGTTAGCTGAGCCTGCTGGTTAGCAAGAGCTGCTCGCAAGCCAGCGTCTTGATTCATTTGCTGTAAAGACAAACTGTTCTGCGCGTTGCTCTGCTGAGCCGCAAGGTTCTGCGCCTGGTTCGCTAGCGCAAACGCTTGCTGAGAATCTTGATTGCTCATCATGCGCTGCAAGTCCTGCTGTCGCGCCTGCAAACTGGCGTCTTGATTGATCTGACCGCCGCGCAATGCCCGATCCGCGTCTGAGATACTAGCTTGCTGATTAGCAAGAGCTGCTTGCAGATTAGCCTGTTGATTAGCTTGTCCACCTCGCAAACCCAACTCAGCATTCGACTGACTC